TGAAAGACATACAAACGCGATAAAGCCTGATCCCTCCGCCAAAAGAATTTTAGTTTTTCTAATACTCTGTAAGGCTTGTGTCGCCTCATTTGCACTGTGTCCCCATTACCCACCTTAACATGCATGGGCTCGCCATTTCAAGGGGTGCCACTGCCGTCGATTCTCACCGATTTCCGCTAGCTAGTGAAAGCGTCACTCGTCGATTAAGCCATATACATCCTTGAGAGCGTCGATGAGCCTCTCCTCGACTTCCCTTTGCTCCTCCATGATGTCCGATATTTCAAGCAGCGAATCACCCGCCCATCGGAGCCTCTCAATTTCCAGTGACTCAATTCCGATATCGAGTAGTAACAACCGGATCAAAATGCCTTTGAGCATATCTCGCAGAAGCCTGCGCATAACCGCGTCGTCAGAGGCATCCATCATTTACAGCGTGGGACGGTTCTGTCGGGTAGGTACGCGATTATGTCGGTTTGGAATGTGTGAGCGTTTTTATAAGATTACTCTACGTCATAATTCATTTCCGACTGTGCCTTCGTTTTCGATCCCTCTTTTGGTTCAAACGACTCCGCCCTTACGTGTACTACGTAGTACGACTCCGTCGCAACTTCCTGCATGGATTAACATACGTCCATCGTATAGACATAACTCTGCCACCGCACGCCAGTGCGATATGACTCTGTTATTAATGTCTGCAATTCCCGTAGTATCCCACTATAAGCTTATCCACCATCCTAGCAGCCCTGTTTCTCGTCCCAGTAATATCTCAGAGCACCAACTAGCCTCGGCATCACGCGCCGCCATAGAAAGAATACATGGTGATCATCAGGTGCGACGGTGAGTGGTCCCAGCGATCCGTGAGGTGGTGCATCCTTCAACCATACGTCGTTTGCTTCCTGTACATCTGCCCAGTGATCCATGAGGCGCTCTAGTAGAACCTTCAGCCGTAGGTGCATCAGACCCTGAGCTAACTGTGTCTTGTCTCGATGCATGCTAGTGTCGGCGCAACCCTGGTCAACTACCGCTGTGAGTTTCGCCATGTCTGTAATGCGGTACAGGCCTCCCGTTAGGTCGTTCACGCACGCCTCGACGCATGCTTGAGCGTCTTGCGGTTTCGCGTAGACTGGCATTGCAGGACGCACGCAGTAATATGGTGCTCGCTCTGGCGCTGGACCCAGCCTGTTACGGAAGCGAATGATTATCGGCCTTGCCTTATCCCTTGTCGGGTAATTCCTACACCCGGGTATGACAGACGGGTTGCTACCTTTAGCCCTCAGCCAGGAATACACGGCATCAACTTCCAGGCTAGTCATGGCCGTCCTCCACAGTACGATGCCTTCGTACCGGCCCATACCCAGCGGTTCAAGAACCTCAGGGCCTACACGTCGCTCCCCTCTTTGCACATCGATGATTACGGTTCTGAATGGCTGCTCGGCCAATGCCAGCGTTCCTGCAGTTCCGTACCAGTCGCCGTTATAGTTCCACATCGATGCCGATAGTACCGCAGTCTGGAGTCCCCAGATGTCGGTTGGCTTCCAACCAGTTCTAGCCGTTCTCTCCGGTGGTATCATCGAGCATAGATCCAGACCATACGAATGAAGTCCGAGGGCAGCGCAGCACCTCTGAATTCCGCCACTCCCAGTCCCGACAACAAGTACGGGGCCTTGCTCACCATGGAGGATAGGAGCGAACAGGCCGGGGAGGGTACTCCGGAGCCCGCAAATACGTTGCGTGCGGTCCCACAGAGAGATTCCATGTACCCTTTGCTCTCCGAAAATGGGCGCGCGTATGGAAGATATTCCCGTCTCATCGGCGTCGCACTCGTTCACCTCGGGGATTGGTTGCTTGAACTGCTCGATCGGTGCTGGCTCGCGTTGGGCGGTACGTTTTTTGTACCTCCGCAGCCGCCTCCACGCTTGCGCAGTATCGTAAGGTACTACCTTCGGAAATCCTGCAAACAGACCAGTGACATCCTTCTCGTGCCCCAAAAGTATGTGTACGAATTTGTAGAAGTCCCTCATTCCCACTGCCGACGCCAGTCCGGGGTTGTCCGTTCCTGCTCGTGCCACACGCCTCCACGTCGTACGGATCGCCGTTTTCAACACTCCCAAAGCGTGCGCATCCATTCGAAGGAATGCACACCATGTAGTTACGCCCATCTGCAACCTGGGCAGGAAGAACAAGGGAGCTCCATGCGCCGTGTGGGGGAACTGAGTGCCTGCCCATGCGGACATGCAAAGATCAGCGCTGCGCACACGCAACCGCACCTCACCTGCAATCATTCTCCGAAGCTGATCAACGCCGGCTCTGTAACCGGAGGGCCCTGGATTCTCTCTTCCTATGCCGAGCTCGGTCAGACATTCACCATGCATCTCCGGATGTGTAAGGACCGGGTAGAGGGGCTTAGCTATGCTCGCAGCCAAGTTGTCACACAGCACCCGATGATCGTGCCTCCACTGAGCCTCCTCGGTGAACCAGGTCATGTGCCACATGAACAACAAGGTGCATGCCCGTATAGCTCCCTCCAGAAGGCAATTAGCGCCGGTCGACAAGGCCCCCGCGATGTCGATCTGCGATATAATCCGGATGTCTCCGAGATCTGCCGCAGCGCGGGCATTTGAACCGCAACCACCCACCAGAGTGAGAAGTCCTGAACATAGAGCTGTCCTCGATATTTTCTGGTCGGCCGAGATTCCCAATTTCGCGGCGGTGCGCAGGATTCGGACATCTGGAACCTGACAGAGGGCATTCATAGGTAAGGGTCGGAGCGAAGGAGGTGTTACGTGGCAATGGCGGCTGGGGTCAGGCAGTTCAGGGTACTGGGAGGATCCGAGACTTATCCTAAACACACGCTGTGCCTCGTGGCGCCGCGAGGACATTACAGCGGCAGACACAGTGCACGACATGAATGACTGGATGGGTATGGGATAGTCATGGACAGAACCCGATATCCCTGGTATATTGTCGGTATCGGTGCTCATCCACGTGCGAGGGCCAGGGTTTCCGACAGGGCCAATCGCGCGTGCCCCTTGCATACTTTCGTACCGGTGCCCCGGGGTACCACTTGATGTGTGAGGAAACAGTTCCATCAGTTCTTCGAGAGGCATAGTCGTTCGCGACCCGATGATAGATCGGTATATTGCCTCCACCTGCTGGGATACGCCACCAGCTGTCATGCTGAGAATCATCTTGGCGAGATCGATTGTCCCCGGAGTCATTTCGATCTGGTACTTCTCCACGGTACGCCGCTCCAATGTTTTGGATCCAAGATACGGTGGGCAAGGTCCTGTGACAGAAAGGTCGTATTCGCCCCTGAGCACCGTCGTTACGCCGGGCCCTATGTCAGCACATATTGCGTAGTCCAAAGGCTGCGCTACGGAGGCACCAACTATCGCCCCCTTCCCAAGTCCCCACCGAAGTCGGAGGCGCTCAGCCACGTCATATGAGTACTCGTGCCACTCATACCCTATACAGGTTGCTGCACCCATGAAATGGAGATTGACACTGCGCACTCTCCGGAAGGCAGCGCCGCATGCCTGTGCAACTGTCTCCATCGGTGCGAGTTTGAGAAGTGTCCCCGCGGCTGAAAACTTTTTTGCCACTTTTTCGGCGCGCCCTATCACTGAAGCAGAGATCATGTCTTCCACCATTGAGGGAATGAACGGCGTGATGGCTCCGATTGCATCGAGCAACTGGTCCTTCCCCCCCGCGGCAACATTGGCAAGTTCGCACACATCGCGGTTTTGCACGCCGCACAGGTAAGACAATGTGAATTCCTGCATGACCGAAGCGCCAGATTTCACAGTCATAAGTGGGAGACCGTACGGATTGAGCACGAGCTGATTGCGGGATGGACGATCCACATAGGCGGAGGGGCTGTCTAGGTATGCCATAAATTGTCGAACGTGGTCTAGACCCGATGCCAGCCGCAGACTCGCGATAGCATGGGACAAGGGGTCAGGGTCGCCACGGTAGATGTATGCCGCTGCCGGGACTGTGGGCAGTCCACCCAGTACCGATGGAACTAGCCATGCCAGAGGGTTCTGGGCAAGGTAACCTGCTTCGACGGCTTCTGTGTTCGTATAAGGGCTCAGACCCCTCCATATGGATGCACAATGAGCATAAAAATGGAAGGCGCCAAGTGCGTAAACATCCAACGGTCTCGGCGCGTTTAGCGAAGCAGTGTATGCACTGGAAGCGATCCCCCCGAGATCGTCTTCGACAGTTTCAAGTGCGTCGGATGATCCATGCGTGATTCTCGCACATGCCTTGATGCATTGGGGTATTTGTCTGCCATTCACGAAGAAGTTCTTTCCGTACGTAAGCACACTCATGGATCCCAAAAACTCCTCCGGCTTGCAGACATGGTTTACCTCGGCTGTTCCGAGTTCGATATCCTCCTCGATATCAGCGGCTACTGCGCCTCTCTCCTTCTCGGGGATCGTTGCCATGTCTATGACCAGGGTTTGATTGTCACCTTGGCCCAGCAGGGAGAAAGGAAGTTTGTGGCGATACAGGCAGCGATAGATCATCACCTCAGTGATGATAGTCCAGAAGCGTTGCTCGATTCCCTCTTTCCCAGACTCATCATTGTGCCAGAGCATGTCAGAGTCCGGTGTCTGAGTATTGGGGTAGTACATGTCTTCTAGCGCTTCGTTACGGGTGTCGCGGTGGCTCACGCAGAATTCTGCTCCGGCGAAGAAACGATGGGACCCTCCAAATAGGTTGACTACACCTGCCATGCGGTCCATGAGATATCCGAAGGGTTGGGTCAAAAACTTCCTGAATTTGAGGTTCCATGATGATAGGTCCAGCTCGAGTTTGTATTTTCCGACCCCATGGGTACTTCGGTGGAGGAACTCGGATAGCTCATATCCGGACATCGCCATGCTAGTATACGGAATTACTGGGAAGAATAGTTCTTTGACGTTCTCCTGGATGATGGACAGAGCGCGGCGAACCATGTCCGGGAGTACGACGAACATCCGTGCTTTGGCCTTATGTTCCTGCTCTTTTGGGACGAGGCGACATCTTCGCCATTCGTCCGGCCAAGCCTCCCGCGCAAAGGCGTCGACATCCGCGCGAGTGTCGATGAATGGGTGGTTAAGTACCTTCGCTACGAGGCGGCGTATGGTAACGTCGGATAAGCTCCCCATATAGTATTCCCTCGCTTTTGACTTTGGTTCCAGTGTAGCCTTGTCCGCAACAAGCGCCAAATAGTCTTCGTGGTACATGAACTCGAACATATCATGCATTTCGGCGTATCTCCAGTCCTCCAAGGGGTACGTACCATCCTGAAGATCGAGGAACTTAGCATCCACAAGCCGCTCCAACTTTGTTCCCTTTCTGGAGAAGGTGATCGGCGGGTACTGGGAACGAATCTTGACATAGTTCTTGAGTACTAGATGCTGGAAGAGGAGAAGCACCTGTTCTACTGCGTACGGTACCGACGTGTCTTCTTCACTCCCCGTCTCGCGGGATTTTGCCCCGGACGCCTCAACATCAATGACTGGATACCCAAACGATGCCGCCATACCACTCATCTCCGTGCACTCATCGACGCTGGCACCTTGTGCACAGTGCTGTATGAGTTCTTCCGTTACGTCCTCCACGCCCAATGCCGCAGCCTTTACACGATACTTCAAGGACATCTTTTCGAACGAGCTAGGACCATACCCGTGGTGTCCTCCAGAAATATCACTCGCATACGTTTTGCATAGTGCCTCGGGGCCCTTCGCGATGTCGTAAGCGGCATCGCCGCCTTTGATCACGATGCGGCGCTGAATGTCGAGCATAGTCAGGTACCAACTACGGAGACGTGGCAGATCGGACCGAGTGATGTCGCAGGCGATACACGTCTTCCCGGCGAGTTCAAGACTATGCATGACCATCATCAGCGCACTGAGCGGGGCGACATGCACTGGAGCGTTACGAGTCAGCTGAAACCCCCACCCGCTGGGCGTGAGTAGTACCCTAATAGGACCGTCAGTCACTATCTGAACGGCGAATCCCGACGAAGAGAATTTTTGACGTAGCTTCTGATAGTGTGAGATGAGCAGGTGCCAACGAGACCATACCTTCTTCGATTCAGCCGAAATCGTGGAAATATCGTCAACAGTGTAACCCCTCGCCTGCAACCCCTTCCGATTCGCCCTAAAGACACATTTCATCATCTGGTCCGCAAGTTCGAACACACGGTGGCGATCCGCCATTTTTCGACCCATCCACGCCCGCATGAAGATTTGGAGGCTCTTCCCATATGCCATTCGGATGTCCGCCTTCGGAAACTCGTCCCGCACCGTCTGCATCATGATGCTCTGCCCCCTTGTCGAACAATACGTACGCAGTTTTGGGTGCACAATGTTGTCCCGGGCAGCGATCAGTTTATGGTATTCGGTCGTCGAGATTACCATGTTGTACCGTCGTGGCAGTGGTGGCGGGCCTCCCAGAGTAGTGGTGTCCGGCTCTTCCCCCATTCCTTCCCGCGCCATGCGCTCTGCATCCACTCTCACCTCTTCGAAGTTGTAGAATTCTTCTGCGAGGTCCATGCTGGTGAAGTTTTCTTAATATATGACTCTTCGTCACCACCTACGTTTGTGACCGTCTGAGAGTCTGACATGGAGACCCAGTTGTGGAAGATACTGTGTCACAGCACCGGGTGTGCACACCTAGTCCTGGTGTGGAGGAAATAGGTTGGTTGTGGCTGGTCCGAGCGCATTGTGTTCCCACCCAACTTGGAGAACACACGCCAACCAGTAAGGACTGGCTCCTGAGATGCATGGAACCGATGCACGATGCTGGTATAGTAGGTCCAGTGCTCCGGAGTATTCGACTAGCGCGATGGACATCGCACTCCTGTGCGCATCTACATACATACCAATGGTAGACTCGCAGCCAAGGGGAGCTAACACCTTTCTGACCAGTCGGGTGCACTTTACGGACCAGTCACCGACAGCGTCTTGCTCTCGGAAGCCAAAGCAGACACCCCAGGCGATGATGCGCACCCACGGATCGATATGCAGGGCAGGCACAGAGATGACGTATACCGACTCCGGATTGAGTTCAGATTCTGGCAGGTTCCACTCTGGAGCTGATTCGAGCTCACGATGCAGTACGATCCCAGAGAGGTCGTTCGACACGAGGGCACGAATCGCGAGGCGGAGGGAATCTGCACCCCTCACGACGTCTCCTAGTCGACTGCGGACCATGTGGTCGTCGAGCAACGCTGTCACCACCCGCGCGACTCCATCAAATTCACCGCTGGGGTGTTCGGAGAGGTAGAGTAAAGTCGTCATAGTCGACGGACGAGACACGGACTAGCACTGAGTATTAGCGGAGGATACGTTTTTATAAGACTTCGTTGACTCTTCGTCGTACTTTACCTAAACCACATTCAAGGAGGATTGATGTCCCTGTCTAATCGTAGTCGAACCCACGACCGGATGCCTGTGCCAGTGCTGGTGTGGTGGCCGGAGGGGGCGTCGGTCGGGGTCTGCCAGCGTCGGCGGGTGGCGCTGTCACAGGTACCTGGAGTCTCCATGTGTTGACCTGCCGGCGGAGTCCTGCAACCTCATCTTGCATGCGCCTTTCGCTTGCAGCCGCCTCACTACGCGCCATTGTGCCGATCAACGCCCGGGTGCTCCTCCGATCGGCGTCCAGTTTCTTCTCCAGCAGGGCCAAGCGCGAATCAAGGTCAGTAATCTCGTTCACAATGCTAGCCAGTGATGAGAGGGTTAAGGGCTTTGACTCGTCGCCGACGATTTCGAGGGCTTCACGTAAGCGTGCGCGGAAAGCCTCACGAGCCTTCTGGTTCACCTTGAGCGGGCCCGGGACAACGCTTGGCTGAGGCTCGTCCGGTGGGGTGGCCCATCCCACAACGCCATGGCCGGCAGACTCATCATCACCATGGGAATTCCCGCTACGCGACCTGTGCTGGCCAGACGGTCCCGCAATTGCGGAGCCAGGAGGAGGAGACCATACGCCGCCCCGTCGCTCTGGATCTTTGCCACGTACCTCTCCCAGGATCGGACACGCAGTGTCGTCCAGAGGGCGGTGTTCTTGCGGTTCGGCAAGTACCGGGTCCCGGGAGAGGAACCTGAAGGGGGAGACGGGCCGCGACTCGGCTTCGGCAAGATCCGGATTGAGGTTTGGGGATCGGTCGGGATTATCAAGGATGGGCATGGGGAGGATGCGACGCCCTCTCTCCTCAGTCGACACGCTCATGTGATCACCATGTTCAAGCGGGGCGATCGGATCGGAGGGATCGGCGACAGCGTCTGCCCACGTATCCCCATGAGACGACACTCCTGGAGGGTACCCAGTCATATTGTCCACACCCTGAAGTGGCGTGTAGGACCGGGTGAGCAACATGCCACGGTATACGGGCTCGAGGTCGGCCTGAAGCCTCTTCGGAAGGGTAGACATGATGATGGAGTTTTTATAAGATGACTCTTCGTCGCCTTTTTATCTGGTCTTTCCAGTATCCGGCCAAAGAAAAACAAGACTGCAAATCAATAAAACGTGAGTGGGGAGTGTACGAGTAGTTACAGCCGCCTAGATCGCTGGGATCTCCAGACCGAGTTCGTTGCAGGCGGCAACGAAGGCTGCCTTGACGTCGTCCGGAACAGTGCGGCCCGCACCGAAGTTCCGCATCCCGCGACCGGCGGCGAACCCCTGTTGATCAATATCACGGGACAGAAGGGTGAGCATGCTGTAATCATCGCGCGCGGCGATGGGGTTCGTGGGACCGTAAATCGCTCCATAATACGCGCGAACGGGCGAAGCACAGGCATGGTACGCGTCCCAGTGCTCCTGGAAGGCGGGAATCTGTGCGCGGAGGCGAGCGACACGCTGGACGGCAGCACCGTAACCAAGGAGAAGCTTACGGGTGAGTTTTAGTCCTCCGAATCCCTGGTCGCGCCATAGGGAGGCCTGAGACGCCATCCCAGCCTGGTTGGAATTGACCGAGCGGGTCGTCGCCCAGGAAACCAGTGTATGCGCGAATGGAATCCGAGCGCGGCGGTCCTGCTGAAGAGCATTGTTGACGAGTGTGAGATCGCCAACGGAGGGAAGCAGATAGGCGGGGAATGCCGTGAGCCCAGCACCTTTCGCGGCAGCAAGTGGGCGAGAGGCCGTAAATGCCGTCTGGTTGAGCTGCGTGGGGGCCTTGACGACGCAGTAAGCACACAGTGCAAACAGAGCGACAGCGTCCTTGGCGGTGACGCCATCGAAGGAGAAGTTGGCCCACTGCGAGTCAGGCGGCAGTGTAGCCACCTCCTGGGATAGCGCAGGGAGATCGGCGTATGCGGCGCCCGTAGGGTCCTCCTTTCGCCCATAAATGCGGAACAGGACCGGGTCCACATTGAAGTCATCGACGCGGCAGTCGAATACGACGGACATGGACCCGCCAACAAGCGCTTCCCCAAGATTCGCCAACTTGGTGATGATTGCCAGCGCACTGTCGCGGCCGATATCGCGGAGGGAGTAGCACGCGTAGTTGAGGATTTGCGAGCGTGTACTGCCCGGTGGGTACACCCATCGCTTCAGGACAAGCGAGCGCGCGGCGAGGGTGTTCTGATCACCAGTGCTTCTGGTGCCCCAGACACGGAGTTTGCCTGGGTCGATGATCGGAACAACGACACCAGCAGGAGTCACCACGTTGTCGGGGCCAGCGACCGCAGCGGTGGAGAAGTCGAAACCGGTAAAAGCAGACATAATGGATGGTGAGTCTGGGCTGGTCGAAGATGGTCTTTGGCGGTTTGTCTGCTCTGTTCTTCTTTGATTTCCTGGAAGGGCGTAGCGCGGGGCGGAAAGTGGGGCGATGTGTGGGAAAGAGGAAGAAAATTTATGACTCTTAGTCAATTCTTAACGCTTTCGGGAGAAGTTTATCGCGTTTGTATGTCTTTCA